GCAACATCATTAGTCATAAATGGTTCAGAAGAATCTGGTATTGATGTTCTCAGAAATAAAATCAAAAACTTTGCCTCGACAGTATCCCTAGAGGGTGGTCGTAAGTATGTTATACTTGATGAGGCAGACTACTTAAATCCTCAATCTACACAGCCTGCTCTTCGTGGGTTTATGGAAGAATTTCACAAAAACTGTGGATTCATTCTCACTTGTAATTATAAAAACAGATTAATAGAACCTCTACATTCTAGATGTAGTGTCGTTGATTTTATTATTGCAAAAGAAGATAAACCTAAACTTGCAAAAGACTTTTTTGGTCGTGTTAAAAATATTCTTGAATCAGAGAATATAAAATATGAACCTAGAGTTGTGATGGAGGTATTAACTAAATACTTTCCAGATTGGCGTAGAACAATAAATGAATTACAAAGATATTCTACATCTGGTCAAATAGACGCTGGTATCCTTGTAAATGTATCGGAGGTAAATATCAATGAACTTGTGGCTGCACTCAAAGCAAAAGAATTTACAAATGTGCGAAAGTGGATTGTGCATAATCTTGACAATGACCCTGTTCGCATGTACCGCCGTATTTATGACAGTCTTTATAACCATGCTGATTCTAGTACAATACCCCATGCAGTTCTTATCTTATCTAAGTACCAGTATCAGTCAGCTTTTGTCGCCGACCAAGAAATAAATTTGTTGGCATGTCTAACAGAAATTATGGTAGATGTGAAATGGAAATAGATAATGTACAAGTGGTAAAACCTTTTGGGCCTCTAATTATGTTGGCACAATTACCAGAGGGTGTTATTAAAAAATTAAATGAAGTAGTTGATGTAATTAAAGATAAAAAAGATATGGGCGCTAGACTTGCTGGTGTTATAGAAACTGAAAGTGAAATACCACACTCTATGTTAGAAGAAAAAAAAGTGATGAATATATTTCATGCACTATCTAGAAGTTACATAGAACAAGCTTACTTAAACGCTGGTTTACAAGACCAATGGAATGCTATGGATGTAAAAACACAAATGCAATCTATATGGTCTGTATCTCAATATGAAAATGAATATAATCCACAACACAATCATTCACATTGTCAAATAAGTGCCGTGTTATATTTAAAGATTCCTGCTATGAAACCTAGAAACATACCTAACAAACCAAGAGAAAAAGATGGTCAAATAGAATTTACCTTTTGCACAAATGAAAGTATTTTTACAACAGGTTCTTTTGTGGCAAGACCAAAACCAGGCATGTGTTTATTATTTCCTAATACTTTGTATCACCAAGTATATCCTTTTCAAGGCTCTGGTGAGAGAAGAAGTATCGCATTCAATATGGCGTTTAAAGGATTTAGTAAATCTAGTGGAATACAACTCGCTGGAGATAGTGTAAATTTATATAATGAAACTAACCACGCTGACACAATACCATGGCGTGTAATAGAACAAGGATATCACAAATAATGTATGAATTAAAAGAATATTTAAATGCCATAAATTCTTCCAAAGAAAAACTTATGGATGGTGAAGATGAGATGTGGGAAAAGAAATATCCTGCTTATATCGTAAATAAATGTGTTGCTCCATTTCAAGATACCATATTCCTAGTCAATGAAATGAATATGAATCATCATATGGATAACAAATTACAATTCGACTTTTTACTAAATACTCTAAGAACAAGGAAAAGATATACACCTTGGCTAAAAGCGAAGAAAGAGAAATATTTAGAATATGTAAAAGAGTATTATGGATATGGTAATGAAAAAGCAAAATCAGCTCTTGATATACTAAATGATGAACAATTAGAAACTATCGTGAATAGTTTAAATAAAGGCGGTAAACATGGAAAATAATATACAGTGGTCACAGGAGCAGATGTTTGAAGTTCTATTAAAAGAACCTGATGACTTCCTAAAGATTAGAGAGACATTATCTCGTATCGGAGTTGCTTCTAGAAAAGAAAGGAAACTATATCAGTCTTGCCATATACTTCATAAACAAGGTAAGTATTATATCGTTCACTTTAAAGAATTATTTGCACTTGATGGTAAGGATACCAATTTATCAGAAAATGATATCGCTAGAAGAAATACAATAGTTAAACTTCTAAGTGATTGGGGTTTGGTGACTATGAAAGGTAAACCAGAACCTATTGCACCATTAAGTCAAATTAAAATTATCGCATTCAAAGAAAAAGATGAATGGATATTAGAAACTAAATATAACATAGGTAAAAAGAAAGAGGTAGAGTAGTGGCATATTCAAATAAAGTTTTAGACCATTATGAGAATCCTAGAAATGTAGGTTCTTTTGATAAAGATGATAAGAATGTCGGCACTGGCATGGTCGGAGCACCTGCTTGTGGCGATGTCATGAAACTTCAAATTAAAGTAGATGATAATAATATCATAACAGACGCTTGTTTTAAAACTTATGGTTGTGGTTCAGCAATTGCCTCATCATCATTATTAACAGAATGGGTAAAAGGTAAAACCCTTAATGAAGCAACAGAAATTAAAAATACAGATATTGCAGAGGAACTTGCACTACCACCAGTAAAAATTCACTGTTCAGTTTTGGCAGAAGACGCTATCAAAACTGCTATCGCAGACTTACAAGAAAAACAAGAAGCGATGGGTAAGTGGCAACCTCAAAAATAAATTATGGAAAACTTCAAAAAATTCTTGTCTGAACAATCAGATGAAAAACCTTATAAACTAATTGTTTTTAATCATTCTGGTGAATCTGTCAGAGATGTTAAAGATACTTCATTAAATGAAATGAATAAGATTTTAGAAAAATCTGCTAAGGCCGCTGGTATAAAAATGTTTAATGTAGATTTTGTTGGGTTTAATCTCTCTAAAAAAAATGGAAAACAGTATATTAATTCATTCCCATTTGATGATGAAGGTCAAGTTATATTTCCAAATAGAAAAGACCGAAATAAAAAAATTAGTGATGATTATCAACCACCAATAGAAATAAACCTAGATGATACTCTTATTATGCCAAGAGGACTAGGAACGCCAGGTCTTACTAATAGTAGATATTGGACAGATACAATAAAAAAATTAGAGTTAGAGGGTTATCAAATGATACCTAGCACAAAGTGTTGGGATATTTGTACTAGTAAATATTTAACAGACATTCTTTGTAAACAGGCAGGACTTAGAACACCTAAAACAGTTCCAATCTCATATTCAGAAGATACTGATAGAGCAGTTAAAGAATTAAACACTAAGTTTCCAATAATATTAAAAGCTTCTACAGGTACTCAAACAGGTGTTGGTGTTGTTATAATAGAAAGTCTTCGTTCACTTAATGCCGCTGTAGAAATGTTGTCATTACATAGTAAATATTTACCTTTAATTATACAAGAATTCATAGAAATAGATTATGATGTTCGTGTTGTAGTTTTAGATGGTAGAGTTTTAGGAACAATGAAAAGAGAAGTAATTACAGATGGTGATTTTAGAAGTAATATATCTTTAGGTGCAGAAGCGTCTGATATCCAATTAACTGAAATAGAAGAAAGAGATGTGTTGAAAGCAGCAGAAATTGTTGATGGTAGACTAGTTGGCGTAGATTTTATACCAGCAAAAAACAGAGAAAAAGAACAACCTTATATACTAGAAGTAAATAGTATGCCAGGATTTGGTGGTATTGAAAAACTCAAAAAAGGATTAGTAAAAGAAATACTAGAACATTTTAAAAATAGAAACAATTGGAGAATAGATAATGATTAATGCACTAAGAAAAAAATATGAGGCAGAGATTGAAGCTGCAAAAGCGAACATTGATGTCTATATAAAAAACCCAGTAGGTATTGGTGAACACCCAGACCTAGTTTCAGCTATGGATACAGAAATGACTAAGTTGGCAGACGCTTCTGATAAACTCGCAACACTAAACTCATTCTATCCAGAAACAGCAGAACAATTTTTACAGGAAGAAAATAAATAAACATTGACAAAACTTGTTGAATCTAATATAATTATATCATGCAATTTTACACTAATGTGACGCCTTGGGGCAACAATCTGCTTGTCAGAGAATATGTAAATGGTGAAAGAATTAATCGAAAGGTTAAGTATTCGCCTACTCTATTTTGTAAAGTTCTAAAAGAGACTGGTTATAAAACTCTTGATGGACAAAATGTCACGCCAATCAAACACGAAACTATCAAAGAGGCAAAAGAATGGTTAAAGTCTTATGAAGACCAACCACATTTAATCTACGGCAATACTTTATTTCAATATAATTATATTGCAGATAATTATACTAGTTATGTAAAATGGGATATTGATAAGATTCTTGTTGTCACTATGGATATAGAGGTGGCGTGTGAAAATGGATTTCCAAATCCAGAGAATGCAATTGAACCTTTATTATCAATCACAATTAAGAATCATCAAAATAAACAGATACTAGTTTGGGGCGTAGGTGAATATAAAAATGATAGAGAAGATGTAACTTATGTTAAATGTAAAAATGAAGAAGAACTTATAAAAGAGTTTCTAACATTTTGGCAAAAACAACAACCAGATGTAATCACAGGTTGGAATACAGAATTTTTTGATATACCATATCTATGTAATCGTATAAAAAATTTATATGGTGAGAGTGAAGTCAATAGACTTTCGCCTTGGGGTAATGTCTCTGATAGAGAAGTTTATCAAATGGGTAGAAGACATCAAGTTTATGATATTCAAGGTATATCACATTTAGATTATTTTGATTTATATAGAAAGTTTACATATACTAATCGTGAGAGTTATAGACTAGACCATATAGCTCATATTGAGTTAGGTGAAAGTAAAGATGATAATCCATATGAAACATTTAGAGAATGGTATTTAAAAGACTTTCAATCGTTTATTGATTATAATATACAAGATGTAGAAATTGTTGATAGACTAGAAGACAAAATGAAGTTAATTGAATTGTGTCTCACTATGGCATATGACGCTAAAGTAAATTATATGGATGTATTAGGTTCAGTTAAGTATTGGGATATACTTATATACAATGAACTAAGACAAAAAAATATTGTTATACCACAAAAGGTACAAAGGAGTAAAACTGAAAAATTTGAAGGTGCATATGTGAAAGAGCCACAAGTTGGTTTACATAAGTGGGTTATGTCTTTTGATTTAAACTCACTATATCCACATTTGATAATGCAATATAATATCTCACCAGAGACTTTAGTTGCTGATAAAAAAGTTAAAAACATTTCTGTTGAAAAAATGTTAGACAAAAGTGTAGACACATCAATACTAAAAGACGCTACACTTACACCAAATGGTGCTTTGTTTAAAACAACACAAAAAGGATTTCTGCCAGAACTCATGCAAAGAATGTATGATGAAAGAGTAAAATTCAAACAGTTGATGTTGGAGGCGAAGAAAGATTATGAAAGAACAAAAGACCCAAAACTTAAAAAAACAATCTCAAAGTTTAACAACATCCAAATGGCAAAAAAGATTTCTCTTAATAGTGCATATGGTGCTATTGGTAATGTCTGGTTTAGGTATTATAATCTTTTGGTTGCTGAAGCAATTACTACCAGTGGTCAGTTTGCTATTAGATATATTGAACATTCTCTTAATGGGTATCTTAATAAAATACTTGAAACCGATGGAGAAGATTACATCGTTGCAAGCGATACGGATTCGGTGTATATATGCTTTGACAAACTTGTCAGCAAAGTATTCAAAGGAGAACAAGATAAAAGAAAAATCGTTGACTTCTTGGACAAAGTCGCTACAGATAAAATCGAACCTTTTATTGATAAGTCTTATCAAGAACTTGCTGAATATGTAAATGCTTATGAACAAAAAATGCAAATGAAAAGAGAAGTAATCGCTGATAAAGGTATATGGACAGCAAAGAAAAGATATATTTTAAATGCATGGGATATTGAGGGTGTTCGCTATAAAGAACCTAAACTAAAAATTATGGGTGTGGAGGCAGTTAAATCATCAACACCAGCACCTTGTCGTGAAAAAATTAAAGACGCTCTAAAAATAATTATGAATGATGATTCAAAAGTATTAAATGAATTTATACAAGAGTTTAGAAAAGATTTTATGAATTTACAACCAGAGATGGTAGCGTACCCACGCTCTGTAAATGGACTAAATAAATGGTCTGAATCACACAATCTATTTAAGAAAGGAGCGCCGATACATTGTAAAGGTGCTATATTATATAATCATCTTGTTAAGGATAAAAAATTACAAGGAAAATATCCTTATATACAAGAGGGTGATAAGATTAAGTTTTTACATATGAAAACACCAAACACATATCAATCAACATCAATATCATTTATGACTAAGTTGCCACAAGAGTTACAATTGCATAATTTTATTGATTATGAAATGCAGTTCGAAAAATCATTTATAGAACCACTAAAATTTATAACTGATATTATTCGTTGGCAGATTGATGGTAGTTATGGAACACAAGGAACACTAGAGGAGTTTTTCTAATGGCAGGAAAAGGAGATAAAAGAAGACCAACACAAGTTGACCACGAGACATACTCTGATAATTATGATAGAATATTTAAAAAGAAAAAAAAGAAAAAAGAGATTGGTGGTCGCAAAGGCCCTGAACCTACAAGATATGGTGACTGGGAAAAGTCTGGGCGATGTATAGATTTTTAACAAACAGGAGAACATTATTATGAATGACTTTTTAAAAGATGTTATTAAAGAAACAGGAAACGAATATGCTGGTATTGTTTCTGAGGGTGTTGAGGCTGGAGATGTAGATAGTTTTATTGATACAGGTTCTTACATATTCAACGCTTTAGTTTCAGGTTCACTTTATGGTGGACTTCCACAAAACAAAATAACTGCTCTTGCTGGAGAAAGTGCAACAGGTAAAACTTTCTTTCTCATGGGTATGGTCAAAAACTTTTTAGACCAAAATCCAAATGCAGGCGTTGTATATTTTGAATCAGAAAGTGCAATCACAAAACAGATGGTTGTTGATAGAGGTATAGACGCTAATAGAATGGTTATTATGCCTGTGACAACAGTACAAGAGTTTAGACATCAAGCACTCAAAGTGTTAGATAGATATATGCAACAAGATGTAGATATACGAAGACCACTCTTTATATGTTTAGATTCACTCGGCATGTTATCTACTACAAAAGAAGTAGAAGATACTGAAGCAGGAAAAGAAACTAGAGATATGTCAAGAGCACAAATACTCAAAGCTGCATTTAGAGTTTTAACTTTAAAACTTGGAAAAGCAAAAGTACCTATGGTTGTAACCAATCACACTTATGATGTA